AATGATTTTATGCATACTGTTATTTATGGGCCTCCTGGAACTGGAAAAACTGAAATCGCCAAAATTATTGGTTCTATTTTTTCTAAATTAGGAGTTTTAACAAAAGGTACATTTAAAAAGGTTACTCGAGCAGATTTAATTGCTGGTTATTTGGGTCAAACTGCTTTAAAAACTAGAGATGTTATTAAAGAATCTTTAGGGGGAGTATTATTTATAGATGAAGCCTATTCTCTTGGTAATGAAGAAAAAAAAGATAGTTTTTCAAAAGAATGTATAGATACTTTATGTGAAGCATTAAGTGACCATAAAGATAATTTAATGGTTATTATTGCTGGATATGAAACCGATTTAAATAATTGCTTTTTTAACTATAATCAAGGTTTAAATTCAAGATTTACATGGAGATTTAAAACAGATGAATATACTGGGGATGATTTATATAAAATATTTATTAAAAAAGTAAATGATGGTGGATGGTCGTTAGATGAAAATTCAAATATTAATACAAAATGGTTTGAAAAGAATAAATCCCATTTTAAATTTTATGGTCGGGATATTGAAACGTTATTTGCAAAAACAAAAATAGTTCATAGTAGAAGAGTTTTTTGTTTAGAACAATCAATCAAAAAAAAAATAACTCTTAAAGATTTAGACAAAGGACTGGAGATATTTTTAAGGAATGAAAACTCCAAACATAAAGAAAAGGAGAGATTTGAAAGCATTATTAGTAGTATGTATATCTAAAATTTTTAAACAAAATCTATTAAATAAATTGTATTTTGTGTTTTAATTATAAAATTGTTTTTTTACTATAACATATGTCTACTAAAAAAACAATACAAATTAATCCAGAACTATTTAAAATGCCTGGAAATAAAACTAGAAAAAATAAGGAAAAAAAAGAACTTACCTTAAACCCAGTTGTTAGTCCCAGCAATTTAAAAAATAAGTTATTAAAAAGAATAAAAGAACATAAAACAAATGAATTAAAAGGGTCTTCTTTAAAAAAAGAAAATAATGAAACATTTACGGATGAGTTTTATGGTGCAATGGATTATTTATCTGGGTTAAAACATAAGCAAAAACAACTACAAATTTTAAATAATAAAACTTTAAAAAATCACACCATAAATAATTTATCCGCGTCTTCAACTGCGAATATTAATCCGCAAATTTTTTTAGACCTTCCACCTGAATTAACTGAACCAAATAAAACACAACTAATATCAAATGAAATATTTAATATGAATTATAAAACAAACGATGGTGTTCCTTATGGTTGTTTAAAAAATGGAAAAAAGAAAACCTATAGAGAATGGAAAGAAGAGTCGTCGTCTTCCTCTTATCCTGAATTACCTGATCTAGTAAGACCACCTACCCCCCCAAAAAAAACAGATGGTATGTATTTCACAAATATTAAAAATGCGATTGAAACAAATCAACCAGAAAAAACAAATAATATATCTTTATCAAGAGAAGAACGATTAGAACAAATTAAAAATAAATTAAGAAAAATGGAAGACCAAGAAACTGCTATAAAAAGAAAGGCGATAGAGGATTTTAATACTATGGAGAAAACAATTGAAGCAAAGTTATTACCTGAATTAGATTATACAGACAACGAAACAAACAATATTGATGAGTTAATAAAAGAACGAGAAAAAAAGATTGAAACAATGAACCCAAAACAATATTTAAAGAAAACAGTAAAACGAAAATTTACATTAGGTAAATCGGATAAACTAAGACGAATTTCAGTATTAATAAAGGATAGACAAACAAGAAAAAATATAATAAATACACAAAAAGAATTAAAAAAAACAGATATTACCGATGTGCGTAGATATTTACGGCAACACGGAATTATCAAAGTTGGTACTACGTGTCCCGCAGATATTTTAAGAAAAACATTTGAATCCGCTCTTTTAGCTGGAGAAGTAACTAACACAAATAAGGAAACACTTTTACATAATTTTTTAAGTGCTAATTAAAATCTTTTCTTATATTAAATGAATGGTATAAGAGATGATTTTCCAAAAGAATTAAACGATTTTTTTAAACAATTAGAAAATTATATAGAAACAGAATTATACTTTTATGGTTCTGTAAAAAGAACTGATTATGTACATAATAAGAGTGATATAGATGTTGCTGTTTTTACAGACAATGAGTATAGTATGATGGCGAAATTACAACATTTTTTAAAAGTTAAACAAAACGCGTTTGATAAGGTAGTATGGAAATTAAATGGTAAAATGATATATGGTTATAAAATAAATTGTGAAAAATATATTGATTTAAAATGTGAAATAGCTATTTATAATAATGATTTTAAAGATGAAATTATAAATGAATTTGATATACCTATAAAACATAAAACGCTACTAACAACTCTCTTATTGTATTTATTAAAATTATTTTATTATCAAATTCCATTAATACCTAAAAATATATATGTGGAATTAAAAAGATATGTGTTAAATGAAATGATGGTTAAGAAAGAATCTGTGTTTCTATTATTAAAACAAACATAAGGTGTAGAAAATAAATATTATTAGAAAAAGATATTAAAGATATATTTTAAAATTAAAGATATAATACTATAATTAATACCATTATGGCTTTAATAAAAGATTATTTTGAAAAAACAAAAAAACATATAGATGAATTTGGCGAACTAACAATTGTATTAATGCAAGTTGGAGCGTTTTTTGAAGTATATGGATTAAAAGATAATTATGATAATATACATGGAAGCAATATTATGGATTTTTCAAGAATTTGTGATTTAAATATTGCAGATAAAAAAGTGTGTTGTGGCTCAGAACAAGTTATTATGGCTGGTTTTAAAGACCATTTATTAGATAAATATGAAAAAAAATTACAAGATGCAGGATACACAATTGCGGTATATACACAAGACGAACAATGTGCAAATACTACTAGAAGTTTAGCTCGTATTTCTTCACCTGGCACTTATTTTTCAACCGATACGGAAAATATAACTAACAATACTTGTTGTATTTGGGTTGAAAATAAAAAAGGCACGTTTAAAAATAAGGATAAAATGTATATATATATAGGTTCATCAATAATTGATATTTTTACAGGATCAACAAGTATAATGGAATATAAAGAAGAATATATTAAAAATCCTACAACCTTTGACGAATTAGAAAGATTTATTTCTATTTATAACCCTAGTGAAAGCATTGTCATTTCTAATTTACCTGTTTCTGAAATAGATGATATAATTAGTTACGCAAATATTAAAAGTAAATCATTACATATCATTAATTTAAATGATCATCAAAATGGAACAAAAAATATTCAACGTGCATCTAATTGTGAGAAACAAACATATCAAACAGAACTATTAAACAAATTTTATAAAATAAATGATATTAATGCGTTTATGAGTATATTTAATGATAATGTATATGCAACTCAGTCTTTTTGTTTTTTGTTAGATTTTATTTACCAACATAACCCAAATTTAATATATAAAATTGCTGAACCTATACTTGAAAATGATAGTAAAAAATTGATATTAGCAAATCATTCCTTAAAACAATTAAATATCATTCAAGATGATAATTTTAAGGGAAAATATTCTTCAGTTGTAAAAATGTTAAATGAATGTATTACTCCTATGGGAAAAAGACAATTTCAATCTAATTTTTTAAACCCAGTTACCGATATAATTTATTTACAAGAAGAGTATGATATTACTGAACAAATATTAAAACATAATGGGTTTAATAAATATAATGAATATAATGAACATAATGAATATAAAAATATAAAAAAATTTTTATATAATATAAAAGATGTGTCCAAAATATTACGCCAAATTATGTTGCAAAAAATCACACCAAAATCATTATATCAGTTATATACAACAATAGGTAGTGTAAAAATTTTATATGAATTCGTAATTGGTAACGAATATTTGAATGAATATTTAAATAAAAAAATAGTTAGTTTTGTTAGTTTGATGGATCAAATAGATAGAGTGTTAACATATTTGAAAACTGTATTAATATTGGAAGATTGTAAAGATATTGATAATATTCAGAAGATAGAAAAAAGTTTTATACAAGATGGTGTAGATATAGAATTAGATGATAAAATTAAAACATTAACGGAATCACAAGATCAATTAGAAACATGTAGATCATATTTTAGTAATATAATATCAAACTATGAAACAGGAACAAAGGGAAAGAAGAGTGTTAAAGAAAAGAAGCCGTTAGATGAAGACGACGAAGATACAAAAACATACGTTAAAATACACGAAACAGAAAAGAATAATTTTAGTTTGCTAGCAACTGATAGAAGATGTAAAATACTAGAAGAAATAATAAAGGATAAAAAGAGTGTAATATTAAAATATAGATCATCGCATTCCAATACAGAAACAAATTTTACTCTTTTATTAGATCTCGAATATAATAAGCAATCATCGTCAAATAAAACTATAACAAATGCACAAATAAGTTCTCTTTGTAAAAATGTTGGTTCTATAAAAGTGAACTTGATTGATACGGTTTCCAAGGTATATCAAAGCATAGTAAAAAAATTACAAGACTATCAAGAAGAAATACAGAACATTAGTGAATTCATTACTTATGTAGATTTGATTTATACAAAAGCATTAATAGCAGACAAATATAATTATTGTAAACCAGAAATAGTATTAAATGAATCAGGAAAGTCTTTTATTTTAGCAGAAGATTTAAGACATTGTTTAATAGAAAAAATTCAACAAACCGAGTTATATGTAGCCAATGATATAGAAATTGGATCAGGAGATGATAATGGAAAATTAGACGGTATATTATTGTATGGAACAAATGCCGTTGGAAAGACAAGTTTTATAAGAGCGCTAGGTATTTCAGTAGTAATGGCACAAGCAGGATTATACGTTCCAGCATCAAGTTATAAATTCAGACCATATAAGTATATTTTTACAAGAATTCTAGGAAATGATAATTTGTTTAAAGGGTTATCGACGTTTGCAGTGGAGATGTCTGAATTACGCACTATTTTGCGTCTCTCAGATAAAAACAGTTTAGTATTAGGAGACGAACTATGTTCCGGCACCGAGAGTATAAGTGCTGTAAGTATTTTTGTAGCAGGTGTTCAAGATTTGGCTACAAAGGGTTGTTCATTCATATTTGCTACACACCTCCACGAAATCATCGGTTATGACGAAATTACCTCCCTACATAATGTAGGTATGAAACATATGAGCGTCATATATAATAAAGAACAAGATTGCCTAATTTACAACAGAAAGCTCCAGGATGGTCCAGGAAATAATATGTATGGACTGGAGGTTTGTAAGAGTCTAAGTTTGCCACAAGACTTCTTGGAAAACGCACATAATATTAGAATGAAATATCATCCTGAATCAGCAGGTGTATTAGAACAAAAAGGGTCACATTTTAATGCAAAACATATATCAGGCGGTATATGTGAAAGCTGTAAAGTAAATCCAGCAATAGATGTTCATCATATGATTTTTCAAAATGAAGCAGATGATAAAGGAATAATTAAAAAGAAAGGGTTAACTTTTAATAAGAATAATAAGGCTAATTTATTAAATTTGTGTGAAAAATGTCATGATGAAATACATAAAACTAACAAAAAATATAAGAAAACAAAAGCGACAATAGGAATCATATTAGAAGAAATATAATCAACCTCTAATTACAAAATATTATATGTATTTATTATATAACATTATGCCATTTTTTTCATCAAAACCTGTAATGGATGATTTAACAGGATTAGCTAGTTTTTTCGATTTTTTATGTGCGGTATTTTCTAGAATAGCCTACTCCGAAGCCCCAATGCCATTATTTTTATTGTCAGGTGTATTTAGAATACTTCCAAAAGAATTGTTAAAGGCATTAAACCAAATAAGTAATATTACTGAGTTAAGTGATGTTAGTGATGATAATGTTCTATTAAAAAAATTAAATGAATTATATCCAGACAATACTATTCCACTAAGAACATATAATGGAAAAAAGTATGTTAATTTCATACCATATGCTGAACAAATAAATACATTAATAGAAGATACAATAAGAAGTCCATATTATGAAAAAGCGACAGATCCAAAGATAAAAGTAATAAGCATAGCTGATTCAAATTATGGAGATATATTAGTTATAGGTATAGATTATTTAGATAATTTTGTATTTACATCATTTAGAGGCACTTATAGCACAAAAACTGCCCAATCTTATATACAAATGCAATCATTGAACCCAGTTAAAATATCAGAAGGAACAAAATTATTGAAGGGTATTGCAAAAATAGAATTTGAAATGTTACATACTATTTTGGCGGCAAATAATGATATAGTAACAACATTTTTGAAAAAAAGTAATGTAATACCAGTATTTACAGGTCACTCATTAGGTGGAGCATTAGCAACACTCCTTGATTATGAATATTGCAGTATTATTGAAAAAAGAGGTGCGCAAGCATTTGCTCCATTATTTCCAAAGCCAATTTGTATTAACTTTGGTTCACCACGCGTTCTAAGTAAAAAAACCAGTGAATATTTTTGTAGTAAAATTGTAGCAAATAAAACACTAGTTCATCGTTATTCAAACGATGGAGATCCTGTAACAGCACTACCTCCTCCTGGAATGGGATTTTATCATCCATGCTCAAGTAAAAATGATAAAAAGGCAGGTTATAGAAAACTTGTTTCAAGAGATTGTAAAAGTTCTACAAAAGTAAGCACAAGTTTAGCACGTTCAGAATATACAAAAGCAATTAACTGTAAAGATGTGGAACCAAGTATGTTAACAAAAGCAATGAATTCAGCTCCAAATATGTTTGATCATATGACTTATTTATATATAAGTTTTGCTAAAGCAGCAGATATTGTTCATTTATTTGGTAAATCGGCATTTACACTAAAAACAACAGAAATAGGTCGGGCAAAAGTCTCAAATCCACAGTTTTCTATAACAAGCGGTGATACAGAGATGCGTATAGTTCAAATGACAGGAACAGAAAATGGTCCAGGTAATTATACAGCAGATTTTATTGATTTAGTAAAGTTACGAAAAAAGGGTGATAGTATATTGAATGAAGATAGTATGATGAGTAACAAAATATTTTCGAGTCTATTATATTCAAAACAAGATAAGGTTGATGTAAGCTTCAAACCAGATGGTTTACCAATTCCTTTTAGTAAGAGTGTTAGTGATCAAGAAATGGAAGACATAGAAGATCCTAAATATCAAAATGATTTAAAAGATCCAGTGGATAGTTCTTTTGTGGAAGGTCAAGCAAGTGAAGAAGCTGTAATTCAAGGAGATATAGAGGGTGGTAGAAGAAAGAAGAATAGAAGAACAAGAAAAATTAGAAAATCAAGAATAACTAAGAAAAACAAGAAATCTAAGAGATCAAAAACTAGAAAGCATTAACAATAAGCACATGTAAATTATATAATTTTAAATGCACAAATGATGAACAAAGGTATAAAAAGTATTTAATGTTTTCTATGCTTTCTAGTCTTACCAGAAAATAACCCAAAGAATTTACGCGTTATGCGTTGCAAATAAGGAACGCTTTTTTGTGTGCTACTAACTACTTTTGAACCAACATTTTCTAGCCCAGTTTTAACCTTTGGCATATATTTTTTTGAAGTGGATTTAGTAATAGAAACAGTTTGTTCAACCGCTTTATTAATCATATTTTTAGAGGTTCTTCCCTTGGAAGAATGATGTTTACGATGTTTATGACGAGCCATTATAAATTATACGAATAAAATAATTTATCCTAAAGTTTTTAAATAATCATAATATATGAGTGAAATAGTAGATTTTTTAACAGCAAACGCATATGAAATAGTAATAATAGTAATCGTAATATTATGTTTGTTAGTTCTAATTAATTTAAAAGGTATTGATTTAAATGCTCCAAAACCAGAATCAAAATTAGTTCAAGAAGTAACAGTGGAAACATTTGATACGGAAGATAATATTAATAATTTTAATCATTTTAATCATTTTTGTGAAAGTTATTTAGGTAATTCCCAAGAATTAGAAGGAGCGTGTAATCAATTAACCGAGACCAATTGTGCGAAAGTAAAATGTTGTGGATTTATTAAATCAGATGAAAATGGAAAGTGCGTAGCAGGTGGACTAGATGGTCCAACATATAAGACGGATAAAGATGGTAAGTTGATAACAATGGATACTTATTATTATCTTGGTAAATATCATAAACTTGGTAAATGACTATAAACTTGGTAAATGACCATAATAATATGAAAAAAATTGAATTAGAAATATATTAATATAGAATAATTATACTATATTTATATAAGAGAGAATGATTATTCCTATTAAATGCTTTACTTGTGGAACGGTACTTGCCGATAAATACCGCTATTATTGTGAAGAAGTAAGAAAACGAAAAATGACTAGAGACCTTCACGTTGAAAAAGTCATCTATTTAACACCCGAATATAGCCAAAAGACACCTGAAGGAGAAGTTTTAGATGAATTAAATTTAAAGAAAATGTGTTGTCGAAGACATATGCTAACCCACGTTGATATTGAATAAAAATAATATATACATTTATTAAATAGAATAGTATAAAGTATTAAAAATAATTTAACAAAAAAATATGATTAGCTTGTAGATGTAGGTGTAGGTGTAAATATTGCAAATAACACTGATCCTGCTTGAGCACTGGTACCTGCTGGACTAGCGGGCATACTAAAATAAGTTCCATCTGCCAGCATTATTTGGTAAACCCCAGTAGTCGTAGTTTGACTTGAAACCCAATTTGGAGAACCTTCCGGAAGCGCAGTCGTACTGGTTCCATAGTTAGAACCGCTTGCGGGTTGACCACCAACCCCACCAATACAAAATCCTATATTGGATGAAACTGCTTGTGCTGTAACTGAACCTGTGGGTGGTAATATATAACTACCTGGAGTTGTTGAACTAATATCATCCACGTTAGTACTAGGAAGAACAACACTTCCATTACCTCCATTACCTCCATCTATTGAACTGGAAGAACTACCATTTCCTGCATAAAAATTTGTACTAGTAGGTCCTGGGTTAGTAGTGCTGGGAGGTTCGCCATCGTTGTTTGTCTGTGTGTAATCTGCCCCACCCACAGCTGAATTAGTATTATTGAAAACCGCGCTTATACCCCAAGTAGGGTTAAAACAACCCCCGGCCAAACCACCAGTACCGCCACCACCACATCCATTAGAGCTAGTTCCACCACTACCCAAAGTATATACATACAGATAGCTATTCGTTAATTCAACAGCCTCTGATGGAATAGATTCACTAGTATTACCTGGGAGCCAGTATGAACTAATGGCCCAATTTAATTCTATAAAGTCAACACAATAATATACCCAAGTTCCCTGAGTAGTGGAAGTACCATTGGTAGTTGTAGTTGGTAAAATAGCGGTAGTCGAAGAAGTAGAAGTCCATGGATTTAATGAGTACGAGGTGGCATTTGCGGTGGAATTACTGGTATTTTGATATTGAACGCAGAAATATCCGTCATTAGACACAGACACAGACATATATATATATATATTTTTAATTTTTTTTTCTAAATAAATATATATGAATTATTTGTTTAGAACGAGTCATTCTAAAAATTTTTCTAAAGCAAAACCTCGAAATATTTTACAACGCGTTAATTCTTTAAATAAGCAATTAATAATCTTTAGAAAAAATCAAAACCAAAAAAATGAAACGGTTAGTGAAAATTTTAAAACGGTTAGTGAAAATTTTAAAACAGTTAGTGAAAATTTTAAAATAGATGAAATTAAAACGAAAGAATTATTAAAAATATCTAGAAGACTTGATTTAATAGAACATTATAAGATTGAACTAAATGTTGCAACTCGTAAAAATTTAAGTAGGTTAATTGCTAAAGTTTTAAATTAAACCAGTTAACTTAAATTATTCATTTTGGTATGGTATGTTAAAATGTCTAATAATATAATAAAAAGTAATATTTTAATTATTTAAAGGTGTAAATCAGTGTTTTCTAAAAGGACTAAAAAAATATTAAAACTTCTGAAAAAGACGTAATAATGTAAAAAATAAAAAATGTTTTTTTTCTAAAGATAGTATATAATGTCACGTAAAACAAATAAAGGAAAGAAGAAAGGGAAAAGAACAGGAAATAGAACAAGAAAACAAAAACCAATTATGATGGTTGGTTGTTCTAAAAAAAAAAAGTCGTGTAAAAACAATACTGGTTGCCCAAAATGTGGACCAAATTGTCATTGTGGGCCTAAATGTAATTGTCCGCATCCTTGTCCAGGAACATGTTATTTAAATCATAGTCTAAAAGGTGGTTCAGGTTGTGGTTCTTGTGGATGCCCAATAGCTCCTTATCCAATGAAAGGAGGGCTTATTAATTCTATTCCTCCAGCCACAGTTCCGTTAAATTATAATCCTATTCTTGGTATTGGACAAAATGGTGGCAATTGTGCGGCGTGTGCGCAAATTCCTGTACAATCTGGGGGTAATTTCTTTAAATCAGCACCTGCTATTCCTGGGCCTATAATAGGTTCTGCTTGGGGAGCATCTGTTAATAAATGGCCAGGGGTAAATGGAATAGGTTCAGATAGAAACTATTTAAAGAGTTATGATACTAACAATAATATTATATCTAAAGACCCGCAATTACAAATGTCAATGGGTAATTCAGGATATAATAATTGGAATAGTATTATTGGTGGAAGAGGCAGAAAAAAACACAAGTCAAAAACTATAAAAGGAGGCGGATTAATACCACAAGATTTATTAAATTTAGGAAGCGATTTTTCATTTAATTTCAAAAGTGCGTATAATTCTTTAAATGGATATAAGGCACCTGTAAATCCTTTACCATATAAAGACCAATTATCAAATACTAATAAAATTTTACTTTAATTTTTTTCTATATATAATACATAATATGGCTTTTCCTACTAAATTAAGTCAATTGTGTACTCCGTCGTATGTATATTTTATTATTTCTGTTTTAGCGATTGCAATGTCAGCATTCCAAAATATGGGTAATAATAAAAGATATACTTTAGGTATGTTTTCGTGCCGTGTTCCTAGTTGCATTATGGTTTTTATTGTAAAGATTGTATATATTCTTTTCTGGACGTGGGTATTAAATTTAATGTGTAAAGATGGACACTCTGGAATAGCGTGGTTCTTAGTATTACTTCCATTTGTTCTTTTATTTGTTATTCTTGGACTAGCAATGTCATATCAAAAGAAAAATAAGAAAAAATGAATAAATAATTAAACTTTTTTCGAGCAATATTTTATATTCATAATATATAAAATATGAGCAAAATACAAACGATCATTTATTTGTTTGTTTTTTTAATTGTGTTATTTTCAATGGATATGGTTTTTGGGAATCCTTTAAGAGAAACATTTAGAGGTGGTGGTGGTGGCGGTCTTGGCTTAGGTGGTCGCGGTATTGGCTTAGGTGGTGGCGGTCTTGGCTTAGGTGGTGGCGGTCTTGGCTTAGGTGGTCGCAGTGGCTTAGGTGGTGGTCTTATTGCAAATCGTATGGCATTTAATCGTAATATAAATAATAATTCGTTAACCACTAATGATGTTCCTCCTTATTATTTTGAACAGTCGGACGATGAGCCATTATTTTT